TAATTCTGTTCTGTTGTCTATTATAAGTTTATTCATTTATCTATTAATATTTATTTTTTAAAGTTAATTGTTATGTTAACACTTACCCATTCATCATTTTTAAATACTTCTACTTGCCACCATTTAAGTTGTGTTACTTCGCCATTCATAGAGCTATCAATTTCACCACACCAAAGTATATTTGTTATCCTATATCTTAATGGTTTTAATCCTACTACAACACCTTCGTAGTAACAATCACCATCTTCTATATCTCTTATTTTATCTCCTATCTCCATATTGCTTATGTTAAAGTTAATTTTTTAAAGTCGTTTATACTAACCGTTAGCGGTAATTAAAATACCATCTTCATATTTAATTTGGTAAGTTGTCATAATTTATTTAAAAAGGTCTCTTGATTGACTTCATTATATCCTGACCGTCTATTTCAAAACCTACGTTATTAATTAATGATTTTAATCTTATTGGTTCGTCCATAGGTGTCGGACGACCGCCCGTTTCTATTTCTTTTACCTTTCTTACGTGAAGATGACTTTGCATCCACTCGTTAGGGTGTTGCGTATATCTATGTATTACGATAAAATCATCTGCTCGGTTTACGAATTTACCCCCGCCCTCTACGTCTGAAGCCATTGGCGGTATCGGATAACCGGCGTATTCGTGTCCAATTGGGTGTTTGAATCTTAGTGCTTGTGTGTTTGCGTGTGTACATAACCATACGGTTTTTTTATGTGTCTTACAAAACATTCGTATTTCGGTCGTAGCCTGATAATCGTATTCGTGTCCGCCGACGCTTTTCATTAGTTCAGTCTCTTTGATTAAACTGTTATACGGGTCGATTAAAAATCCGTCGTATTTCCACGCATCGCTCACTTGACTACCTAGCCTGATTATATCTCTATAAGTATACATTTTCTCATTAGATATAACTTTAAAATTTTCGTCGATGTAATCTGACGTCTCTTCGAATTCAGCCTTACTTATTAGATGTAGTGGTTTTTGTCTCAGGAACTCCATTAGCTTACGTATTATGCTATGCGCTTCGTTTTCGCTAGAAAACACGAGCCACCTTTTGTTATGCTTTAGATTATACATTAGCATTAAATAGAGTATTACTGTCGTCTTACCTACGTTAGCGTGTCCTAAGCATATATTAAAGTTAGACTCCTTAAAACGTATGTAGTTATCAATTTCCGGTATGTCTAGACCTAACCCTTCCGGTATCTCTCCGGTACGCAGTTTGTCTAGGTGTGCTAGTTGTTCTTGGTATTTTATTATCATTCTCTGTGTTTTATTTAAGATACAAAAAAAAGGGGTCTTTTACAACCCCCTTGATTAGAACGGCACTTCGTCGTCCTCTTTTTGTCTTTGTCTATCCGGCATATGCTCGGACGCTTGTACTTGCGGTTTTGGTGTAAAAGGTGTAAACTTACAGTACATTTTCTCTCGGTCTTTTTTAGTCCGTAAAACTTCTATCTTTATAAACCCTTTATTTTGTTTTATGTAGTCGCTATTCTTATTTAGAAACTGCTTAAACTGTTCAGAATTTATATTTAGTTCTGCCACGATAAAATCATATTTACCGCCTTTAGCAAAAACCCCGTCTAAAAATTGAGTATCATTATCCATTATTTACCCAATTTAATAACCTCTCTGCGTCGTTTATTACGTCTTGGATAGTTACACCGCCTTTCTGAGCGTTAAACTCGCTAGACGCTTTAATACACGTTTGACGTATGATTTGTTGGTCTTTTCCCATTCCACCCCCGAAAGAAGGTTTGCTAAAGTTTTGTTGTTGCTGAACTAACTTTGCGTTTCCGTATTGAGCATTTGTTACCTCGTAGTCAATTTCGTCTCCTACGTTGGCTTTAAAATTTCCTTTGCTAAAGAATGTAAACTGTTGCCCGTCGGCTAACGTTACTTTGTTTTTAGTTAGGTCTTTGAACATTCCGTCCGGTTCGATAAATTGTACTTTACCTTTTTTCATTGTCTTAGTTTTAAATGAATAATTTGCCTTGCTCGTCAAGGACTTCGTATTGTGCTTCTATAAATTGTATGTAGTTTTCTTGCTCTTGTACCTTTTTCTCTAAGGCTTCGATTCTAGCTAGGTAGTAGTCAATCATATTCTTCTGTTTACTACAAGATACGAAAATTAATTAGATTATACAAAGAACGCCCTCGATTAAAAGGACGCTCAAACAGAGAATTGATGTTGGCTAAGACGCCAAGTTGTAAATATACAAAATTTATTTTAAAAGAGATTTGTTTAGTTGTTTATAATAGTCTAACATTTCTAATAATTCAGCCGTACTATATTTTACAGTCTGAGACGCTTTATGATGTAATTCGTCGGCAGTACCTATGCCGTATTCTAAGTCTAGTATTTTTCCAAATTTAAACTGTTCGCCACTCCTGAAAATATTACAACCGGCGCATTGCACTTGTACGTTTATAGAGTCCCACCTTGTAGAATAATGTTTACGAGATTGAAAATGTCCGGCTTGTAATTTCTTCCAATGGTCTTTTTTACCACAAGTATAACATTGAGCAATACCATTTTTGCTCTTACGGTTTCTTATGTATTTTGAAAATTCAGTATCTAAAAGACTAACTACTTTACTCCGGCTACGTTTTTTTCTTTTCATTTATCTCTGTTGTATAATAGGAAATGCCCTAAGTAAAAATCTATTTTCTTTATTAGACTAAATATATAGTTGCTTGTTTCTTTATTAGACCGCCGTTCTTTCTTCGTCGAATCAATACCGCTATTACAGTATATGTTTGAATTAAGTTCTAGTAGACTATCTATTTTTCTTTTTTTAGTGTAAGATGTGTAAGAATATATCTTGTCGGCTTGTTCTCTGTAATTCATAAAATAATAGTTTTTTGGCGTATAGTCCTACGACGACGCCCTATCGGTTTTGGTCTTACGTCCTAGTTCTAGCTAAGGTAGTCAATTTTTTTGAGATTGTCAAGTCTTTGATTAACAGACCTTTAAGACTCTTTGGTTATTTTAATCTGTTTGGATATTTTCTCTGCGCTTCTGCCAATTACATATCCACCAATCCCTAGTTGTAGTAAATTCCAAAACTCGTCTTCTAACTCAGGTATTCTTAAATCAAATAACGGTGCTACGAATTTAACATAAATAACGATAAAACCAAAACTTAGCATTAAAATAGGTCGCCAACTTCTTTGCAACCAATTTCCACTAGCTTCAGCCACAATTATATCGGTCTGCATTTTATAGAGTTCTAACTCTTGTCGCTTTAATACTTTAATTATCTCGTTTTTGGCGTTTATACGTTCCTCATCGTTAGTAAATATATTGTCGATGACTTTACCTATCTCTTTTATTACACCGCCGGAAAACCAATTTAAAATCTTTTTCATTAAAATCGAATGCTTATGTTTTCGTATTCTGTTTTTGCGTCAAAACTCGGACAATCCTTTGTGCTAAAATCTCGATGTCCGTAAACTATTCCGCCGTAAGTGTCTTTTAATTGACAAAGCAAATCTATTAAAGATTCTTTCTGCTCTTCCGTTCTAGTGTCTTTTGTTTTTAAGTCTTTGTCTAAACCACCGGCGTAACAAACTCCAATACTATCCCAATTATGGCCTTTAGTATGTGCGCCCGTTTGCTCGACCGGTCTGCATTCGTGTACTTCTCCGCAAATATCAATAAAAAAATGATAACCAATATCTCGCCAACCCCTCTCTTTAACGTGCCACTTATATAAATCTTCAGTCGTTACTTCTCGTTCTTCAGGTGTTGCCGTACAATGAACAATAATCTTATTTATCTTTCTCATCTTTATTCATTAAATACCACCTCTGAGCCGTATATCCAATCGATACCGCCAAAAGAATTATCTTTAAAATATCGTCTATATTAGTTAGCGACAAAGTAAATGTTGTAGTGTTTAAAAAAAATATTCTAATGTCTTCTAGACTCATCTTTCTTTTTCTTTAAGTAGATAATCAATTTCTTAAAATTATCCGGTTTTACTTTATACTCCTTTTTTTTCATATTTTATTTTCTTGATACGGTACTCCGAAAAATGAATGTGCGCCCTCTCCTTGTACGTTTATTTGATAGGTAGACCAACCATAAGGATTTTGAACTCGGTTTAACCAAAGTACGTCTACTGAGTATTTATCGCTATAAACCGGCGGTGTTATCTCTTTTCCGTCAGGGTCGTAAGTTCCGGGTGTAATAATCAAAAAACCTAACTCAACTATTGAGTCGTATAAATCAGGATAATAAACGCCGTCTATTTCTTCGCCTAACGCTTCAATTTTTTTCTTAGCCTGATCTTCGCTATTAAATTCGTATTTGCCTATTTTAATTGTCATATCTTATCTATTAAAAGTAATATTAATGGCGTAGCTACGGTGTATAAAAAATCTACAAAGCTAAATAACGTGGAATTTATTTTGTCGTAGACCTCTTTAATAAAACCAATAGAAACCACTAATATAAAAGTTAATGTTATTTCGAATCCTAGTCCTAGAAAAACATACGAAATCAAACTTCCGTAAAAGAAATGTAATAATTTGTCGTTTGGAATACTTGCCAATTTTTTTAGTAATTCTTTCATATCGTTGTTAAATTAATTAGTTCATCATCTGTTAATGCTTTATCGTAGATTTTTATATCATTAATTCTATGCGTCATAAAAGGTGTAGATAATATAAAATTGGTAAGTGTAGTAAAATTACTCGTTATGGTGTGTGTGTCTACTAAAGCACCATTGATATATGTTAATATAGTAGTTCCGTTACAACTCCAAGCTATTTTACCACCATTTTCAAAGTCTACACTTGAACCTAAAAAATCTGCGTCTGGTGTATAATACAATCTAATTCTGTTACTGCCTTGACCATATAATCTAAAAGGATTCATATTGTTTAATGTAGTCCCACTTGTTAAGACTCCATCATAAGCTAAATATATACTTCCAACATTATCGTCAAATAAACCGTTTACGTTATTTTTGACAGAAGATTCTTGCGCTCTTGTAACTGTTGTTCCGTTAGTTGGGATGTAAGATGTAGCGTATGATAATTCTTCTATTTGAATACCATATACTAATATATCACTCGTAAATGCAATACCACTTCTTAAG